TCTTGCGCTAAAGCAGGATTTGCTTGAATTTGTTGCTGCATTTGTTGCATCATTAAGATTTGATCTTTAAATTCTACCTCAACTTGCTCTAATGCCATCAAACTTATGTGTTCAAAAATATTTTTTTGCATAGAAGCAGTCACAATTGGGTTTCCTCTAGCCATTGAAGACGACATAAAGTTTAAATGAGCCGTAATGTGAGCTCTATGGTCTTGTCCTTTAAATGCCTGGAACGGTTGACCACCTAAAGCTTGAATAGCTTCAATAGATGGGTCCATTGGCATTGGTTTTGGAACGGGTTTTAAAACCATATCAATATTTTTTACACCCAACGCTTCGTACATTGCACGATACGCATTATATAAATTATGCATTTGCGGATTTGATTGTGCTAATTGTAATTCAGCTTGAGCAATTGATATTCTTTGCGTTTGAGAAAATATGTTTGGATCTGCAACAGGTAAAATATCTACACGATCATCAAAGTCTTGTTGTTTAATAAATCGTTGGCCACCTACCACATCGTAAGGATACTCTTGTGGAAGATATAATTTAAATACTCGAGCAAGCATTTTAAACTCTTGTTTAAGACTCACATAAATTCTTTTGTGAATCGCAGACATAGTTCTGCTTCCTCGCTCCAACAAAGCTACTGTCGTTCCCACTGCTGCTTGTTGATTCCCGTCACCTACTTGAAGGTCAGCGATCGAGGCAAATCTTTGCCCGGCTGAAACAACGACACCCATAAGCTGTAACAAAGTTTGTGAAGGCTCTTTAAACGGTAATGCCATAAATGCATCTTTAATATTTCCGCCTGGAGCATCCACATCTCTAAATTCACCTGGAGTAATAGATTGCGCGTCATCTCTAATTCTGATGCCGCGCATCTTAAATCCTGCTGGCAAATTGGAGAGGGTACCAGCATCTAGTAAAGATCTTAATGCAGCTGTTGCTGTTCTACTTAATCCACCAATCATGTGGATTAAACCAAAGCCATAAAAACCTAAACCAGGTAAAAATTTAAAATGTACAAAGTAAGAAATTTTCTTTTTCTTAGGATCGTTAATTTCATAGTTTCTTCTAATAGATAAAACTTCACGTGAACCTTCTTCGATAGTTACAATGTAAGGTAATTTAATTCCAGTAGGTTGACCATCTTGTCCTCGGTCCTCGAATCCTTCTAAATCTAAATCGACATGAAATTCTAAAATATTGTAAACGTCTTCATCTTTAGTTTTTTGTATACCTTCAAGCTCTCTTTCTTTTCTCTCTAGATCAGATTCAATATCTGCAGGAGCTCCAAGATCCACGTCTCTGTAAAAACCATTCACTTGTTGTTTTCTTAAATCATTCTCTTTGGTTTTAATCACATGGATCACGGCCGTTGCATCTTCTAAAGATGTTGCAGAGTATGGTACAACCAAATCTTCTGCAGGTACAAATTTAGAAACTGCTCTGCCTAAAAGATCATCATAGTAAACTTTCTTAAAGGCAGATCCAGCAAGAGGGAGGTAAAATAACAATTGATCGAATTCAGGTTCGTATTCCTTCATCTGATCCATCAACTGCCAATTCATAAAATCTTTTACTCTAGTTGATTGCATTTCTTTTTCAGGAGATGGTGCACCCATGATCTGAGTTCTAATTGGTCCATCTGCTGGCAATAATTCTTTGTAAGCTAACGCTTGAAACTGTGTGACTGCTTCAGCTAAAACTGGGTGCGTTGCACCTGCAGCTCCAGCGAACGGTTCTGTTTTATCTTCGTATTTAAATCCTAAAAGATCTAAACCAGTTATGTAAGTGTGTTCCCATTCTTTACGAGACTCTTTGTAGTCCATGTAGTTTTGATTTAATTCTGAACCTAGAGGACCTAATATTTCCTCTGGTAATAACTCGGCTAAATTGTCAAAGTGGTTTTCACTTTGTGCTTGGTTAAATGCTCCAGGTTCAAAATTAATTTCTACACCGCCATCTTCAGTGGGAGTAATCTCTGTTTCACCAGCATTAGGTACTGATTCGTTAATCTCTTCTTGAACCTCGACTTGTTCCTCGGGCCCTGCTATTTCAACCGATTTTCTTATTTCGGTTAATGCTTTGTCTATTTCTGCCATTTATTTTCTCCAATTTATCTTGTTTATATGCTTTTGGTTCATTAATCAAGCCTTGAGGATCAGGGCCACTTAATGGTGGGATTTGATCTCTTTTTACATGAGGCATGTTTTTAGTAAGGGTTGGATTTTTATACTTACTAGGATGTTTAAATACGAACGTCATTACCAGTAAAATTTCTTTTTTCTTTTGGGTTGCTCTTCTTCTTGATAATCTTCAGGGTGATCTATAAATCCGCCTTGTCTGTATCTTAACAGAGCCTGTGTTGTACTGTCAACTAAATCGTCATGATCGCCATAAGGAAACGCTGCACACTCTTCTACAAGTTCTTGTGCAAACTCTTGATCGAGAGGCGCCCAAATTTGTCCGGCTTCAAATAATGGAGATACGGCATTGACTCTTGCAACTTTATCTTGACCTTTACTTGGTGTAAAATTCATTGCAGGAATTCCCATCTGTCTAAGTTCATACATCAAAGGTAGTCCTGATGCTTTTGCTTCAATAATAACTGTCTCAGGATTCCAATATTTATATTGCTCGAGTGCAACACGACGAAGTTCTGGAAACTCTAAACGTTCTTTATAAGAATCTAATAATATTAATTGACGAGGCGAGTCTTCATTAGGACGAAAAACTCCCCAGGTAGTAATAGCAGAATAATCCGCAGTTTCTTTTTTAAGATACGCTGTATCATAACTTTGAATGGTATGTTCGATGTGAGGCATATGTTTAGACTCCCAATTTTTCCACCACTCACGTTTAATGAGAGCTCCTTCTTCTGAAGTTGGGTTCTGCATGTACTGCGCGTTCCACTTTGCAACACCCGCAGAAGCTTTGACAGATTCGAGGTCCTCGAGCTTCCAATATTCAGGCCAGACTGGATCTCCACTTGGAAGGATTGCTGGAAATTCTACCACTTCCCATTGATCTGCATTCTCGTTTTTTTGTGCGTTCAATAATTTTTGTGTTAAATCTTTCGTAGACCATCTTGTCATAACTAAAACAATACGACCGCCTGGTTGAAGACGTTGCCTCGGTCCACTAGTATACCACTCGTATGCATTATCAAATGCTGAGGGTGAGTTTACATCTTGCTCTGAATGTGGATCATCGATGATGAGTAGATCAGCACCTCTACCGGTTACCGCACCTTGGACACCGACTGCAAAGTATTCACCACCATCCGATGTATTCCAACGTCCTGCAGCTTTACTATCTTCCTGGAGTCTTGTTTTAAAAATTTGTTGATACTCTTCTGAGTCAATTAAATGTTTTGCTTTACGACCGAAGTTTACTGCAAGCTCCGCTGTGTGAGTTGCTTGAATAATTTTTAATTTAGGATTCTGCCCGATCATCCAAGCAGGGAGAAAGAACGACGCGAATTCAGATTTAGTATGCCTAGGTGGCATGTTTATAATTAGACGGGTCAATTCTCCAGTTGCTAATCTATTAAATTTATCTGCTATGGTTTGATGATGGGACCCCTCTATAAAATCTGGCCACATCCTTTTTACAAAAGATAAGAAATTAGTTTTAACTTGCTTAAGTTCTTTTCTTTGATGTCGTTGTATAATCTGTATCTTGAGCTTCCTTCGCTCAATCGGATCTTCTATTTTATTAATATCTTCAACAGTTAGCATATATTTCAATATGGGTGGTAAACTATTATACACGATTAACTGTCCAAATCAAACTATATAGGGTAGGTCTGGGACCCCTATAATTTTAAGGGGTATTCGCGTAAACATAAAAAGTTTGAATTCCGATATAGTTCCTTTAGGGTCCCCTCTTAGGGTGGGTCCCGCCCACATGCTCTTACCTATGCAGTTTATGCATAGGACAATGTAGGATAGGCCATGCAAATACTGCATGGCCATTTTTCCTTAACGAAATCTATTCGTGGTCAGTTTCCTCCTGGTTAGATAATTTGTAATCAATATCATTAGCCAAGTTCTTTGCAACATTGACAATGTATTTATGTCTGGTGCTAACACTACCATTGGTTTCTAAACCAATGTGTTGTTCCAATTGATGTCTAACCTCGGACACCGAACAATCTTTACCATTCACTCTCATAAAAGTTGAGCCATGAATAGTGTCAGCAAACTGCATTCTGAAAATAATTTCGTCAATATTATCTTCAGTGATTTTGTCTAGATGAACATACATCAATAACCAACCCATGCTTTCAGCAGTTTTTCTACAGTTGTCTCTGTCTATTTGATCCCAACTAGACATGCCAAAATCATTATCTTCATTGTCAAAGTGTTTTAACTTTGAGAAGTTCATATTATAAGTCATTGTATTCCTTTCGTTAAGTTAATAAGCGAGTATCGCATAATCTCCTATATACGTCAACCCACTAAATAAATTAATTTGGCACTTTAGTGCCTGTGGATAACTTTGGCACAAGATGTAGTGCTGCCTTTTTTCTTTTTTTAGGG